GCTTAATGGAACATAACGAGTTATGCGCCACTGGTTTAATAACCCAAAAGGGACGTAGTGTCCTCATCGCGACTTGTACGCGACTCTCATTCCTTCCGACTAGGAAGAACTCTATAATAGAGGTCAACGAAAACATGGCTAAGGTTTCTCTTACCAAACGCCGTATTGATCGTCCTAGGCCATATAGAGCCGGGGGTATTAACCCCATGTCTTTCCTTCTTGACAAAAAGGACCGTACATACTTTAACTCCAGTGAGTTCCCCGTTCAACTATATGATAGGGTCCGCAACACCTGGGTTGCATATTGTAGTATGATTTTACTACACCCAGATCTCAAGGATGAAAACATCTATGGGACCGATTTGGGATTACTCAAAAACATCATTGTCTTCAAGAAATGGTTTTTTCGAGAAGCCTTTTCAAGGCTTACACGTGTGCAAAACACAAAAGACTTGACCTGGTCAATTGAAGCCAAAAATATTGACAACCTTATTGCTCGGATTAAAAATCAGGCAACATGGATCACATATTATGGTGCTTTTGATAATAGATCAATACCCCCATCCAGGGGTTGTACTAGCTTGCCGGGTTGTGTAACCGGGAATCAAGTTATTAGTATCTTTGGAGGGAAACTCCAAAAGTGGCGAAGACCGTGGCTACTCTCACCAAGCAGACATAATATATTCTGTTTGGCTCAGATGTCGACCTTCGGAAGAGCACTTCCACCTGCTAGTAAAGCAGTTGCCCAAAAAGAGGCAAAGGCATCCTTTATAGAGCTCACAACAGAGCCTATATATGCCAACCACTTAGATAGTGTGTTTAAGAGCGTTGTTCGGGACATCACTTCTCGTATGGCCCGCCCAAATATGGGTACACATTGCTCTTTTTCTACCTCTTCATGTTACGAAGTAACACAAGAAGATGGCGGCATGGCTGCCTTTCTGACTGATTCAGTCGAACAGTTTCTTGAAACTGAGATTCCTAAGGAATTACTTTGGTCCACTGGTATTCAAGAACCAGACAAAGTATCGATGTTTGGGAAAGTCAAAGGTGGGTTTATTAATGACCCGATCTATGACCCTTTCGGTCGCATCGCTATACCCAAAGGTATTTCAAAAATCTTCTCGGCACGTCAGACAAAAGGTCTACGACCACTTAGATTTAGGGACATCCTCTATAGGGATATAGACACGGAAAGCATTCCGGCCTCTTCGAAGAAGAGCTTTGAGTTTTCTCAAAGGTTTGTGAAACCCTGTTGTATCAAAAAGGGCAATGACAAGTTTTGTTGTCCCATTGACCACACGGCAGATATGCTATGTAGCACACCTATTAATCTTGAGATGGTTAATCAAGTTCGTGCTTTATCGAACGTTGATGTACTGCCTTATGCAGGTGTCAAGTACAATCAAGTACTCGGGGATATTACTTCCCTTTGGGCCTTTTCGGACCAGCTCCGATTTTCGGAATATCACCAAAATGGTGAAAAGGTTGAACCACTCTGTGGTTTGGCGCTCTTTAAAGAGCCAGGTGTCAAAGTGTATGTTCAGGTTAAAAACATACCCTGTTCCTATATGGTCCTTGAAGAACCAGGTTGGAAGGCCAGACCTTTGACGAAATCTATTGTTTCATTGACTGTTATTGAACAGTTGTGCAGGCATGCACTAGAGGACTCCTTTTTGTCTGATCCACGATGTGGTATCGGGTTCAATTCGGGAAATATCCTCTGGGATATGTTGAAATTTGCCAACAAGAAGCATAAGGGTAAGGTTGAAAGACCCACCTTTATTAACTCAGATCTTAAATCTGCCACAAACCGCATACCAAAAACTTTGGCTAGAGCAATGTGGGAAGGTGCCTTTGAAGGCCTTGGTATTGACCAAGAACATCCATTATATGTATATAGTAGATCCCAGTTAAAGGATTTTGATATACTATGGAAGAGGAAATTGACTCCTCATAAGTGTGGATCCTTCATGGGGACGCCCTTATCCTTTTTAGGACTGACGCTCTACAACCTTGCGGTCTGTGAGCTCTCAATCTCGTGTAAATTTCAAAAGATTGACCCTTCAAAATCTGAAGACATGGCCAATTATAGACATTGCACTATTGAGAACACATCAATTGATGCGATTGTTGGTGATGATCTCCTACGGGTCACTGATGACCACGATTTGATCAAACCGACAATCAACGTATATACATTGACTAATGCGGTTATATCACCTGGTAAATTTACCATCTCCAAACATCATGGCATTCTTTGTGAGAGTCATGTGTTTTTTGAAGGAGGGGAAAAACCCTATGCCTTTTTAGACATAATTAAAGCAAGATTGCTTACAGACTCATGTCGGTTTCATGCCGACAACAGGTCTTCCATCCTTGGTAAAGGATCTTCGCTTAATAATCAGGTGATGTATTACTCGGAGACCAATAAGGATTATGGGAATGTCCCATCCACGGTCATCACAATGTATGAACGAATACTTAAAAGTATAATCTCAGAATGGCTTTTCAAAAAGATGGTCAATTCTGGGATCCATTTACCACACTCCTGTGGTGGGCTCCAATTTCCAATGCCCTGGGATGAGATCAATATCCGATATAAAGATAAACTTAATATCTTGTCCTCACTCCTTAAAAAGGATTTCACTACATGCATGCAGTGGATTATCAGACTTAGGTCTGTACACGGTCAATACCGCAGGGGGCTTGAAGTCCCAGATTACTCAAAAATTTATCGAGATTTTATTAATCTAAATTTACCAGTTGGTAATGTATTTGATCCGACTGTCAAAGATAAGATTTATCCCTTATCGTCGGCTCTCAAATATATAATAACTGAGAGAACAGATATACCTGTTTCAGCATATACTGGTCTACCTCAAATTAAGGTATCCCTTAAGGCTTTGTATGATTCATACGGATTTATATCCGTTGACACATTACTCGACCAATGGGACAGATATTTCTGTTTCCTTAAGGCCTTTACCTCCAAACCGAAACCGGTTCACTATAGTTTTCATAACTATGTGAAAAACCTTAATAGGTTCTGGTCAGATTTGTCTGAAGAAGTAACCCCCGAAGAGGATCACACCTTTAAGGACTTCAACCACTTATCGTGGTCTGTTGCTTTAAAGTCAAAGACCTTAATCCATGTGGATTTCTGCAAAGAGAAAATACTCTGTGCAGGCCCAACATTACATGTGATGTTGAGACAGCCGAAGCTGAAAGGGTTTACCGAGGGTGGTGTCAATCCACCTAAGCATACCCAAATGCAATGGGATGAGTTCATCAGGAACCATGTTTCGAATTACCTAAGAAGCATTGGTGCCGATGATGACACTATCACACCGCAGGTCCAATACCTACAATCTGAGATTGGTATCGTCTGGATAGACGGAAAATGGGTTTTTGAGAATAAAACCTAAAAATGGTCATCTGACCAAGTCATCACTGACATGGTTGTGTGCAGGGCACATTAGCAACCACCTTCTTTTACTTTATTACTAAAAGGAGGGGCCCATCATTGGGGTCGATCCGAACATATACTTATATATGCG